CTTTAGGCGTGTGGGAAGGCTACGGCGAAGCGGTATCAGCTTCGTGCCGGCCCTGCTTTTTGCCGGCGGGGGTCGCGGCTTCGATGGCGGGGGCGGCGCCGGTCGGCTTCCACAGGTTTTTGTACGCCGTTGACGCGGTCACGAAGACGATCAGGATCGCGGTCACCAGGCCGACGGTCGTGAAGACGCCGTTCAGGTAAACGGTCACGGCCGCGACCACGACGTAGAACACGAACGCGACGACCGACTGCCGCCGGGCCGACCAGCGCGACTGCTGAATGACGGCGACGACCAGCGGGCTGAAGAAGCCGACGGCCATAAGCCAGAGCGCGACCGGGCCGAGCGAGGCCAGGGCCGCGATAGATGCCGCATCCACGTCAGGACCCCGCCTTCGGGAACGTGTCGATCATTTCCTGCGGGAGAATGAGCGGGTCACGCTCGCCCTTCGCCTTCTCGACCTCCCACTCGTCATAGGCCAGGCCGCGCAGCCGGCCGTGCACGTTTTCGTAGACGGTCTGGTCGGCGGGGTCGTCGCCCTTGAAGTACTTCGTCGGGCCTGCATTCTTCAGCCCGTCAATATCGGCCTGCGCCGCGATGTACATCGGCGAGCCGTCAGCCCAGTCGGTCGGGTTGATCTTCCGCAGGACAAGGTCGGCGGCCTTCTTCAGCGTGCCGCTGTTCGAGTTGCCGGTGCGTTCGTCCAGCGCGTCAAGAATCTCCTTCATCCGGGGCAGGTTATCCGCTACGAAATCGAGGGCATTTGCTTGCTTGTCGGTCAGTGCCATGTCGTCATCCTGTTCTGTGATGGTGCCCTGCGCTGCAAGGCCGGTGCGGGGCCGCAAGTAACCGAGCAGCCCGCCCTTCGGGAGGTGCTGCATGATCGTCGGCCCGGTCGAGTGCGGCGAGTAGCCGGGCAGGTCAGGCCGGGCGGCGCTGCTGTTCTGCGACAAGCAGAGTAGTTGAGCGTCGAAGTCCCTGATGACGGTCGCGACGTGCGTCGCCGGGTAGTACGGGTCGGAGTCGCCCCATATGGCCGTGTCGCCAGGCTGGCCGGCCTGATCCGGCCCGACGCGGTAGTAGGCTGCGTCAATCTCGGGCGACTGCGGGAAGGCGTCCCACATGTTACCCGCCCAGCCCGGCCAGCGCCCTTCGCCGTGCGTGTTAATGACGGGCAGCCCGAGCAGCTGCGCGATCCGCGCCGCCGAGTCCCAGCACTGGTTACCGTGCGCACCGTCGACGTTGATATAGGTTCCGTTCAGCTTGATCGCGAGATCGGTCATGCGTCTTACGGTGATTGGTTCCATGCGGGGTCTCCTGCTCGTGGGCGTTGCCTACAGGGTGCAGTCGACGCGCCGGGCATTGTGGGAAGGCTTCAAACACGCGGCAGCGGCAGGCCAGCGGCCCGCAGCGCTTCGGCGTTCGCGTCGCGCTGCGCCTTCAGTTCTCCATTGCGCGACTCGGCGGCGGTCAGCTGCTTATCGAGCATCTTGATCTGCGCGTTCAGCGACTGCACGGCGACCGATTCGAAGTCGACAGTCTCACCCATAGCAGGCGCAGGGATCGCCGGGTTCGCGGCGTCCTTCTTTTTGTCTTTGATGTAGTTCAGTAGGCCCAGCACTAGGGGCGTCAGTGTGCCGACCGCCGCCACCGCCGAGAGCGCAACGGCTGAATAATCCACGCCGCCCCCCTTAGTTTTCGATATTCGGCGGTTCGGCGAGTGTCGAGTCGTCTGCCGGTTGCGCCTGCTTGAGCGATGCCCGCAATCTCGTCCGGTCGCGATTGATCTGCCTAACCCTGCCCCAGCAGGACAGGGCGACGCCGCCGACGTAGGTCAGCGCGATCACTGCCACGCCCGGCCCATACATGACCCACAGCGAGACGGCCAGCGCTCCATTTGTGATGCCCAGGATTGCGACGGCGAACGCTTCCAGCCGCAGGCCCGGCTCGGGGTTCGCGTCCCGGTGCGCGACGGTGATCGCGAACAGCCCGATCAGGCCGCCGAGCAGTAGGGCCAGGCCGATGACCGGCACGAACACGAACGCGGCCAAAGACTTCACGGTCGCCCCCAGCAGCAGAGCCAGACCGAAGCCCGCCTGCTTGCCGTATACGCCGTAGGCGAAGGCGTGCGTCGGGGTCGTCAGCGTTAGGGTTTTCATCGTTTCTTCGCCCTCTGACGCCACATTAGATAGTTGATGTAGCAGAAGACGGCCGGCCCCATGTAGCTACTGAACGCGGTCGGCGGGGCTTCGAGCGGGCCGACGATCGGGAAGATCGTCATCAGGCCGATCGCGACATGCACCGTGCAGAGCGCCAGAGTCGCGCCCTGCACGAAGTCTTTATCGCGCCACGCCCCGACCAATAGGACCAGGCCGGTCGCGGCATATAGCGCGGTCCACACGAGCGGGTGCGCGAACGCGAAGACCGTACTGAACGCCGGCAGGCCGACGAACCGGTCTGTGAAGAACGCGAACGACACCGCCCCATAGAGTGCCAGCAGCGCCAGCGAGACGGCGGTCAGCCGCGGGATCTCGTGCTCGCTGATCTTGTCGAGAAGCTTCGCGGCGCGCCGCCGCAGGGTCGCGAGGGGGCGGGGCATTAGATCTTGTCCGATTCGAAGGTGATCGCGAAGTGAATCTCTGAGTTCGCGGCGAAGGGGTAGGCCTTTTCGCCGGGCGTCCGCATGGCGCCGCTCGCTTCGTTGGCGTCAGGCCATGCCCACAAGTCAACGTTGCTCGCGCCGCTGCTGCAGTAGCCGATCAGTGCCCGCAGCGGGCCGGTCGGGCCGGTGATCAGGTTTGACCCGATGCCCGACTGTTGCGGGTAGCCTGCCGCCGGGAAGGGCAGCGAGACTGATAGGCCGGCGTTGCCCATGACCGCCCCGACGCCGCCGCGCAGGAACATGTTTGCTTTCACGGTGCGGGGGCCGATGACCGAGTAAGAGCCGCCGACAGTGTAGCCCGAGCCGAGATTATCGAAGCCGTTCCATGTCGGGGTGTAGAGCGCCCAGGGCTGCCTGAAGCATTCCCATTCGGCGCCGTCCCATAGGCGGGAACGCTTCGTGTCGGTCTCGTAGATTTCCTGACCGACGAAGCGGTCGGCCGGGCCGGGCCGGGTGGTCGAGGTGCAGACGAAGCGGACGGCGTTGACCAGGCCTTCGGCGTAGTCGGCTGTCTCGATGATCAGCCCGTCGACGTAGGTCTTCGTCGTCGCGTGGCCGCTGTCTACGGGGGTGCCGACCGAGATCCTGCCGGACGTGTCGCGGCGGGCGATCGCGCTGGCCGTGGCCGCGTCGGTTGCGGCATCAAGCTTCGCTTTGTCGGCCTTCGGCATCGCGCCGTCGACGGTCGCGGTTGCGAGGGCGATCGGGTGGGTGTGGTCTGCGCGTGCCGCCCGGCTCGAGACGCCTTCGGCTGCTGCCGTGCCGGGGGTGATCGCCTTGCCGGCGCCGCCGCCGCCGTTCGGGTTTGCGTCTTTCCATGTGGCGCCGTTGTCGTAATAAAGACGCTCGGCGGTTTCGTCCCAGTAGAAGCGGCCGCGCTTACCCGCAGCCGGCCGGGCGTCGGTGATGCCCTGACTGAACATTGCGCCGTTGTTCTCGATCGCGTCGATCATCAGATTGAACTCGGCGCGGTTCGGGTGCGGATCACCGCCGCTGCTGTACTTCTTCAGCAAGAAACGAAGGGTCTGCGAAATGGTCATGCCCCCAGCGTGCAAGGCGACACGCCGGGCGTGTGGGAAGGCTTAGCCGGGGGTAATCACAATCAGGTCATCCCTGCGGCCTTCGATCGCCGCAATCAGCACCCGGTCACCCGGCGCCAGCTCGGCGACGACGCACGGCACACGCACCGCCTGATCGCCATACAGCGACGGCACGACGACGGCGACCGTTCCGTCGGCATAGGTTTCGCTGATAGTCCCGCGCCAGATCGACGGGATCGCACCGCGCCCGCTCGACGACTGCGGCTTCGAGCGCATAGCGTCACCCAGGGCACCCATCAGGCGCCGCCCAGCAGCTGCACGCCGGGCACCGCAAACGCTTCGACGTAGCGGCCAGGCTCGGGCGCGATGACGACCGACAGGCCCGCCCCGCGCGACTCGACGACCCGTCCCCGGCCCACGGTCAGCCCGAGCCTGTTGTCGGCCAGCCGAACGACCAGCCCGCGGGCGTTCAGGTCCACTGGCGCCGCCGCGTTCCTGACAGCCAGAAACAGGCGCAGGTTCTCGTCGCTGCGCGGGATCTCGACGCCGTGCACGCCCACAGCCTGCGCCAGCGGTTCGGCGAGTTCGAGCCGCGGCCCGACCGTCGCGATCAGCATCTTGTCGGCGTCGCGCCCGGTCGGCACCAGCGAGTCGGCCAGGCGCAGCACCCGCGACACGATAAGCCCAGCCCATACAGCCATTGTCAGACCGCTTTCTTAGGTCGAAGGTAGCCCTGAAGGCCGGTTTTTTGCAGGTTGGTGACGTTGACCGCGCCGGGGTTCTGCGTGAGCACCTTCAGCGAGCCGCCGTTGTCGGCGATGACGATCGCGACGTGCCCGTAGCCGCCGCCGTAGAAGCTGCCCCAGCAGGCGATATCACCCTTCTTGCCCGGCTCGCCGGCAGCGCCGCCGACAGCGTAGGCGGTAAAGGCACCCGACGCGGCGCCGTTGGCGAACCACTGGTTACCGTTGCCGTTCACGTTCACGCCGAAGACTTCCTTCGCGTAACGCATAGTCAGGTCGACGCACTGCCCGCCGTAGGCGCCGTCGTGGTCGATGACCTTGCCGTTGTACTTCGCCATGAAGCGGTCGAAGGCCCCGGCGACGCCCGCCGTCGCGGCCCCGCCGCTATCGCCGGCCGACGTGCTCGACGTCGACGCGGTTTCACTGCGGGGCGGCTCGACCTTCGGGTCAATGACGCGCTGACAGTTGATCGTGACGACCCCGGCGACGTGCAGCGGGAAACCGACGTCACGAATAATCCAAGTACCGCCCATCGACCCGACGGCCCGGCCGGTGAGCTCAACGGCGTCGCCGGGGCGCGCCTGATCGGCATCGGGTGAGACAAGCTTCACGGTCATCGACTCGCGAAGCTCGGCACCGGGATCGTCGGAATACTGCGGCATGCCGGCCATGCCTTCGGAATAGTCGCTGAAGTGATTCCAGACCAGCGGCCAGGTCCGGCGGGGCCAGGTGGCGCGCACCAGATAGGACGGCTTCGCGAAGACCAGCGTCGACCCGTACTCGAACAGCCAGACGCCGGCTTCGCGGGCCTGTTGCGTCAGCACATCCCACGTCGTTTCGGCCTTCTGCCCGTCCTCTGGAGCGGTGCGGGCGATCGACTTCGTGCCGAGTCCCGGCTGAACCAGGTGTGACATGCCGACCGACTCGGCGACGCTGGCAACCCATGACGACAGGGGCGTGTCGCCCCAGGACTTCGCGCCCGTATGGGCCGGGCCGCGCAGGGCGGTGACGAACTTCGAAGGGGCGTTGATCGAGATCGTCGGGCCGGCCGCGCCGGTCCCGAGTGCCATCCCGTCACACGTCAGAAACCAGTCGCCATAGCGGACAGACGCGCCGGGGCTGAACAGTTTCGAGTTGAACACTTGAAGGTCGAGCGTGTCCTGAAACGTGAGGCCCATTTCCGTCACCTTGTCGATCGAGATCGACAGTGACGCGCTGATGCAGTTCGCCCGCAGGTAGCCTTCCAGCCCTGACCCTGAGACGGTCAGTTCCTTCAGGCGATTGATCGTGTCTTTGACAGTCATCAGCGGGCCGGGATCTTGAAGACTTGACCGGGGAAGATCCAGTGCGGGTTACGGATGATCGCCGAGTTCAGGTTGAAGATTTCGGGCCAGCGCGGGCCGCTGCCGAGGTAGCGGGCCGCAATGCCCCACAGGGTGTCACCGGGCACGACGCGGTGCTGCCGGACAGCTGCAGGCGCCGGAGCCGGCGGCGGCGGGGTCGGGATGACCCTGACGATCGTCGCGGCCACGTCGACGGCTTCTTCGAGCGACCAGGACAGCGTGACGCGGCTCGCGCGGTTATCCTTCGCCCGCTGCGCAGCCGAGACGGGCAGCGACTTGATGTTCCACCAGACGCCCTGTTCATACTCGGTCGAGCCGCCGACGAACCGAACCTTGACCCCGTCGCGGGCCAGCCGGGTCAGGGGCGCGACGGCGTGCTCGATCGACTCCTGATAGTCCAGCGACCCGATCGTGTGAGAAAACGACAGGGTGCGCAGCCCGGCGCCGACGACGCGGGTGATCGGCTTGATCCCTTCCCGGTCGACGCTGCCGAACCGGGCGACTTCGCCGTGCTCGAACTTTGTCGGCGACGAATACAGGCTGAACCTGCGCCCGTCTGCGGTCGTCGCGGCCATCGTCTGCGCCGTCTCGGCGCGCGATACCAGTACCCGAACCATCAGTAGCCCCTTCGGCGTTCTTCGTTGAAGATCTCATTTACGGCGTCGCGGATCGCGTCGATATCGGCGCCGCTGACCCGTTCGCCCTGCGTGGTGATGATGATCTGCACGGCGCCTTCAGCGACGACCGTCGCGCCGCCGCCGCGACTGCTGCCGCCGCTGTAGCCCGACGTCAGGGACGGGCCGGACCCGGCCGGCCTGCCGCCCGACGCCGCAGCATTCGCGGCCATGATGTTCGACGGGCCGATCGCGGCGGTCAGCTCGGGCACGAGGACCGACTCGCCAGGGGACAGCCAGGCGGGGATGACGTCGCGGCCGGGTGCGTAGCCGCCGAGCACGCCGCCGCCGCTGAAGCGGACGCCGTTGCCGGCATAGACGCCCCCGCCGCTGTTCTGCGGCATGATGCCCTGCCCGTTTTCGTCCTTCTTGATCCCGAGCATGTCCTGAATGCCGCCGAGCGGGTTATTCACAAATTCGCCGATTTTACCGAGCACGCCTTCGATGATCTGGCCGAGCGTTTCGAAGCCGCCCTTGATCCCGTCGATGACCGGCTGAAGCTTGTCGCCGACAAATTTTACGAAGGATTCGAAGTTTTTCACCAGCCCGTCGATGAAGCCGCCGACCCCTGAGATCGCGCCGCCGATGACGACGCTAAACCAGTCGCCGACGGCCTGCGCGGCCGGCATCAGGGTCGAGTTCCACCAGTCGGTGAGCACGCGGAACGCTTCGACGATCAGGTCGACATAGGGCTTGATCAGGGTGTTGTAGATCCACGTCATGATTTGACCGATGAAGTCACCGAGGGCCTGCAGGCCGGGGACCACGGTCAGATTCCAGAAATCGACCAGGGAGCGGAATCCGTTGACGATGAAGTCGATGACCGGGCGAATCAGGGTCTCGTAGATCCAGGTCATAATCTGGCCGATCCAAGCACCGAAGGCTTGCATTGCGGGGATGAAGGTCAGGTTCCACCAGTCGACGACCATGCGGAACGCCGAGACCCACATGTCGATATGCGGCTTGATCAGGGTGTTGTAGATCCATGTCATGATCGCGCCGATGTAATCGCCGAGCGCCTGCAGGGCGGGCATCAGCACGCCGTTCCAGAAATCGACCAGCTTCAGGAACAGGAACACGATGATCGTCATCGCATTGTGCACCAGTCGCTGAATCCAGTCGAAGGCGGCGACGAACGGGGCGGCGAGTGCCTGAAGCCAGGGCACGACCGTCGAGTTCCACCAGTCGACGACGCCCTGCCAGACGTCGCTAAACCACTGGCCGACCGACTGGATCGCGGGAATAAATTTCGTGTTCCAGTAATTTTCGATAGCCCAAAAGGCATCTTGGAAGAATTTGCCGACGGCTTCGATCGCGGGCATCAGCGTCCCGTTCCACCAGTCGACGACGCCCTGCATCGCGCTCTGGATCGCCGACCATACGTTCTGAACGATCTGCTGCCCGAGTTCGGTCTGCGTGAAGAACCACACCAGGGCGCCGACGACGATCGCAATCAGGCCGATGATCCAACCGACCGGCCCCATCGCGATCAGCCAGCCAGCGGCGACCTTCACAGCGTTTACCGTCGCCGCCGCGGCCATCAGCACCCAGCCGCCGATGATCGCCCAGGCAGCGAAGACGTTCACGGCGGCAGACTTCACAGCCGCGCCCTGCGTCATTGCCCAGGCGATGCGGGTCTGTGCGGCCGACTTCAGCGCTTCGACGCCCATCTGCACGAAGCGGGGGATCAGTAGGGTCAGGATCAGCCCGGCGATGACGGTGATCGGCTCGCGCAGATTCCATATCGTCGTAATCGTCTTTTCGATCCCGTCGCGGACGTCAGCGCCCGCCTTGACCCACCCTTCAAGCTGCCCGGTGAATTGGTCGCGGGTGGCTGAGTCCATCGTGAGGCCCGACGCGATCCCTATAATCGCGTCGCGCAGCTTCAGCAGCATATCGACGGCCTTTGAGTCTTCTTCCCAGCCGAAGGCCGACTGAAGCATGCCCTGATAGTCACCCTTCATCAGCAGGTCATAAAGCCCGATCGCGCCTTCGCGAATATCGAACAGCAGATCGACGACGGGGTTGTCTTCTTCGACGTTGAACGCTTCACGGAATGCCCCGGTGAAGTCGCCTTTCACGAACAGGTCATAGAGGCCCTGCGCGGCCTTCCCGGTCCAATCCATCGCCTTCCCGAGACCGTTAGACAGGGCGCCGATCGCGGCCGTCGCGGCGGGCTTGATAGCGTCCAGGGCTTTCATCAGGCCCGAATTGATCGTCGCCTCAAGGTTGCCGAGCGCGCCTTCGAAGGTCTTCGTCGACTTCGCGGCTTCGGATGCGATCGGGGTGTTACCGAGCTTGATGATCGCCGACTGAAATTCTTCGGCGGTGATCTCGCCGCCCTCCATAGCCTTCTTGAAGTTGCCCTCAAAGGCCCCGGCTTCGCGCATGGCCTTTTGCAGCTGGCCGGACGCGCCAGGGATCGCGTCGGCGAGCATGTTCCAGTCTTCGGTCATCAGCTTGCCGGCACCGGCTGACTGCGACAGGGAGCGGCTGACGCTCTTGAAGGTCTCGGCGTTGCCGCCCGCGACGGCGTTCAGGTTGCCCGCGGCCTGCGTAATGTCGGTGTAATTCTTGACGCCGTTCGCGGCGAGCGATGCCATTGTCTGCTGAATCGTGGGCAAATCGTAGACCGTCTGGTCGGCGAAGGCCTTCGCGTCGTCTTTTGCCTTCACGATCGCGGACGTGTCCAGCCCGGCGAAGGACATGGTCGAGACGAACTTATCGGTCGCGTCAGACGCCCGGCCCGCTTCGGCGACGAGGCCGCCGACCATTTGCGCCCCGAGGTAGGTCGCGACCAGGGCGCCGGCCTTCTTTAGGCCGTTACCGAGGCCGTTGCCGAGGCCGTCAGCCATACTGCCGCCCGCCTGCTGGCCCGCCTGCTGGCCCATCTGACGGGCCTGCGAGACGAACCTGCCATTAGCGTCCCGCAGGCGACCCAGTGAGTCTCGGCTGAATCCGTCAGCAAGGTTCCGGCCGGCATCCCGGCCGGCGCGGGTGGCGTCAGGTGCTATTCCGCTAAGGGATCGGTTTATTGCCGAGCGCATGCCGGAAAACAGGCGGGCCGCGCCGTCGGTCGCCCGGCCGATCGGGCCTGTCATGCCGGAGAAAAGCCGGTTCTGTCGGCTGAGTGAGCCGTCGATCTGCGTGGTCGATCTGTCGACGGCTGCGGACTGCCGGCGGGCGCCGCGTTCGACGGTATCCGTGAAGCCTTCGACGCGGCGCTGCGCGGTCTGTAGGGGGGCGCTCATTTGGTCGCGAAGTTCGGCGGTTAGTATGACCCGTTCTTCAGTCATGTGTTCGCCCCCCTTTCCTTGTCGTTACTTCTTCTGTTGATCTGCCCGTTTTTTGTCGTCAGCCCATAGGACGATTGCCGCCGCGGTTCTGACTGACCGGTTTCGCCAGTCGCGTTCCGTGAGGACCGTGACCGGGTCGACCCCGATGCGCTCGGCGACCCTTGCCTGTTCTTTGAAGCGGGGCTGATCGGCGAGCCATTCGGTCAGGCTTCGGTAGGGTCCAGCGGTTCGAGGTCTTCGCCCCAGCCCGCCGCCTTCAGGACAGCGGCGCCGATGGTGTTCGTCTCGGCGTCGCCCAGGAACTTACGCACGGCGGCGTGCGCGTTCTGGCCCTTGCCGAAGGCGTTCAGGAAAGCATCAGAGCCGAGCAGCAGCGGGTCGCCTTCGGGGTCCATGATCTGCTTGCGCTTGCCGTCGATCAGCTTGAAGATTCCGGTGTTCTTTTCGATCATCGGCATGGCGTTGCCGATGCTCATGTCGGAGTCTTCGACCTTCTTCTTCGTGCCCTGCGCGCCCTTGCGGTAACGCTTGATGTCAGGCTCGCTGATGATCGCGTCGAATTCCAAGATCCAGTCGCCGGGCCGGGAAGTGACGGGGAACGATACGACGTTCGAGAGTTCGGTCTTCGCCAGGCCGAGCAGTTCGTCGAGCAGCGCGTCGCCGGTCTCGGCGGCGGCGGTCGGCGCCTTCGTGAAGCCGAGCGCTTCGGCGTTTGCCGGGCGAATCGAGAGGTCGCCGTTGGTGAAGTCGGGGGTTTCGGTTCCAAAAGTCATGATGATCCTTGTCTAAACTGCCCAGTAGCCGCCGCGGGTCGGTGGCCCTATGCTTCGATCGTCGTTCGGGGCCGGGCATGAGTGTGGGACGGTCTGCGTGTTGGCACTGGACAGGCCGAACGAGAGGCAGACCGCCCCACACTTTTATGCACCCGGTGACAACCTGCGCCCAACAGATCACCGGGGGTTATTGGATCAGGCCGGGCCTGATGTTGCGAACGTGAGCTTCACTTCGGCGGCATCGGACGATCCCGCGTCGGTTTCCGGCTCCTGCAGGCCATTCAGCAAGCAGTCGGGGTAGGTCGTCGGCTTACCGACCTTCGTCCAGTTCGCGTCGGTCGCCTGCTTCGTGATGTTGAAGCGGCCCCGGCCCAGCAGCTTGCGCAGCTGCTCGACCCATACGTCGTCACGCGAAGGCGCGACCGTGCGGGTCACTTCGATATCATCCCACTCGGCCGGGCCGGCCAGGAGGTCGGCCCGGTCGCTGCCGCCGTCGAAGTCCTTCGTGATCGAAGCCGAACCTGCGGCGCCGCTGAACTGGCGCCAGGTGCCGGGGATGCCTTCGATGGTCACGAGATACTGCCGCTTAGTGGCTTTTTCTGCTGTGCTCGTCATTGCCGTTTACCTTTCCTTAGACCGTACCGGCAAGCGGCACTTTGATGATTTCGACCTGAATGAGCTGCGCGGTCGGCGACAGCCGGATGCTGACGGCGACGACGACCTTGTTTTCGGCCTGCGCAGTCAGCGGGTTCAGGGACGTGTCGACGCTGACCTTGTAGCCGGGGTCGAGTTCCTGACCGTCGACGGTCAGGGCGTAGAAGCCGTTACGCTTCGCGATCGGGTCGAGCACGCCGACGACGGCCGACTCGATGTAGCTGCGCAGGTGACCCTTGCTGTCGTTCGTGTCGAAGACGAACGGTTCGAGGATCGTCTTTACCGACTGCGTCAGGTTGTTCAGCGCGTCGCGGGCCGTGAGCATGCCAAGGTTTTCCCGGTCAGCGCTGAGGGACTGCCAGCCGTACAGCCGGACGTTCGAGCCGCTGGTCACGATCCCGTTGACCAGCGCGTCGCCCAGGGAGTTATTCGCGTCAATATCAATCGTGACGTTCGTCCCGAGCACCCAGCGGGTGCGGGCGCGGTCGCCTGCCGGGACCTGCCAGAAGCCGACGTCGCGGTGCGCGCGGGCACGAACTGCGGCGACGTAGCCTTCGGGGCTGATCGTGCGGGTCGCGCCGCCGTCGGGGATGATCAGGTGCGGATAGAACACTCCGGCGTAGGCCCCGTTCGGGTCGTTCGCCAGCGCGGCGGCAGCTGCCTTCGCTTCGGCGACGGTCGCGGTCGCGGGCAGGGCCAGCAGCGCGACCTTGCCCTTGCGTGCCGCGTGGTCGGCCAGCAGCGAACCGATCTGACTGACACTGTAGCCGGGCGCCGCGACGGCCCCGCCTTCGGCGCCAGTGCCGGCGTCGAGTGCGGCGATGACCTGCGCGGCGGTAGCGTTCGCCCGGTCGTCAGTGCCGGCAGCGAGCGGTGTTGCCGCCAGGGCTGCAGGGTTGTCGCCGGGGGCGGCGGTGACCGACCCGAGCGAGGTCACGGTAACGAAGGGGTTCGTCGCTGCCCGCTGCACGAGATCGGCCGGGGACGTGACGCCCAGGTAAGTGCTGATGATCGCGCCGTCGCGGCGGATCGTCACGTCGAAGGTCGCGCCGTTCGAGGCGACCTGCACGGTCAGGGCGGTCGAGTGCGCGCCGGGGTCGGATGCTTCGATCTTGACCGTGTTGACAAGGGCGCTGTCCTTCAGCGTCAGCGATCCCTTCGCCGCGGCGGGGCCGGTCGCGCGGGACACGACTAGCTCATTCCCGCCTTCTTCGAAGTACAGGCGGGCCGTGTCGAACAGGTTCGAGCTGTAGGCTGTCCGGTTGCCGAAGATCGCGATGTATTTCGCGATCGAGTCGACGATGACGGCCTTGCCGACCGGGCCGAACTCGGTCAGGCCGGCGACGTGCAGCCGACCCGACTGCGTCCCGGTGTTGGATGGACCCGAGCTAAGCTTCGTGGTCACTTGAACGCCGATAGCGGTCATGATGCGTTACCTTTCGTCTCGCCGTCTGCGTTAGTCGGCTTTGGTTTCTGGCGCCTATTGATCAGGCTTGGTTCAGACGGCGCGGCGAGAATGACGCCCCGCTCGATCAGCTGGTCTGTGAAGGCGTCGGTCGAGTCGACGACGCGGCTTTCGCCGCCCGCCAGGACATGCCCGACGTCGTCGATGACCTGCTCAAACTGGCCGGGGTTATGTAGTCGTATGCTGCCGCTCATGGCTTCACCTTCACCCGCCCCCGTTTGGCCGTGTGGGACGGGCGGCGTGTCCGGCCCTATTCGTCGAAGTACGGATGCCGGGCCGGTGCTATGTCGGTGCCTAGCTCGATCGTGGCCGGGGTGTTGTCGAAGCTGCCGGGCGCGGCCAGCCACTCGTGCGTGACGACCTCGAACTGCACCATTGACGCGGCGATGAACATTGAATCGCGCTTGTCTAGTTCGCTGTAGGACTCGATCAGGGTGCGCGGGTCGACGGTCGCGGAGTGCGGGGCGTCGACGGGCAGGATCTTGTCGGCGAGGAACGCTTCGCGCACGGCCAGGGTGTAGCGTTTGATCGCTTTCGACGTCTCGGCTTCGTTGTCGGCGACCGCGTAGCTGTAGAGCTGAATGTTATAACGGTACGAGTATTCTTCGCCGGTCGCGTCGACGTCGGTCTGCCGGTTGCCCAGCTGGCCGGTCGTGTTCGGGATGACGACCGCCAGCGCCGGGAATCTCTCGATCGACTTCGTGCTGATCTCGTCGGGGTAGATGCTGGCGAAGTCCGGCAGGTCGCCGACGGTCGCCGCGTACCGCTCGCGCAGCTGCGCCAGGCGACCGGGCAGGGCCGCGGCGGCGTGCATGAACACGCCGCGGGTCACGCCTTCAGGCCCGAGCATCAGGCGGTCGCCCTTGACTCGACGATCCAGCGCTGCAGGATCTTTCCGAACTCGCGGGTGTCCTGCCGTCGGGCGGTTCCGATCAGGGGTCGTGCTGGCATGCCGGGCGTTCCGTTCTGATGGTAGGTGGCGTAGGGGATATCCGTGCCGACCCGCATGCCCGAGCGCCAGACGTCATAGACGCCCTGCCCCGGCACGGTCATTTCACGCTTCAGGTCGCCGTCGAAGACAAGCAGCGGACGGCCGGGCCGGACGCGGGCCTTCCAACGGGCGTAGGGCGGCGACAGGGGCGACCATTTGCCGGTCTCGACACTGCCCTGCTCTCTGAACTGCCGGGCGTTGACGACCTTCGTCTGATAGTCGGCCATAGCCTTGAAGGCCGGCGTCGCGTCGCCGAGATTGTGCTGCCAGCGTTCAAGCATGATCGAGACCGGGCGCAGGCCCGCCCCGTCGAAGGATAGGACCGACACTAGAACCGCGCCCCGTCAGGGAACAGGGGCGTCGGGAAGAATCCCGCAGCCTTCCCGGCGGTGTCCGTCTCGGGCACGATCGCCCCGATCCAACCGTCGAGCACGCCGCCGGCGCCTTCGAGTGCCGATTCGTAGCGGGACCAGAGCAGCGCCGCGTAGCCGCTGCCGTCGTTCGTCTGCCCGAGCGGGTGCGCGGCGGCGACCAGGTAGGACGCCGCCCCGTTCACGGTCGCGTCGCGCGCGGCCTTCCCGAGCGTGGCCCGGCGGGCTTCGTCGGTGATCTTGCCGAGATCCGCCAGGCGCAGCGAGACGCGGCCCGCGACGTCGGCGATCCAGCCTTCGACTTCGCTGACGCTGATGCTGCGGTCGGCCTTGAAGAACACCGGGTCGACGACGGCGGCGGGGTTTGTGCCGATAGTGACCTGGGGCGCCAGCGCCGAAACTTCTTCGACAGTGACGCCCCAGTTCGCTTCGGCAGTCTGTTCGACTGCCATGCGGGTTTAGCCTTCCAGCTTGCGCAGCGCGCCGATGCGGACGCCGCGCTTCAGATTGTCGGCGTCGGTGGCGATAACGTCGCCCTTGCGGGCCTGCGTGAACACTCCGTCGACGATCTGGTTGTAGCGGCTGAACAGGACAACCGCCTTCGATTTGCCGCCGAAGTCGAGCACGTTCGACGCGTCAACTGCGGGCTCTTCGTCGGCGGTGATGACCGGGTCGGCTTCGCCCGACAGAAGGGCCGCGAGGGCCGATTCGCGGGGGTCTGCGACCGGCTCGGCAGCTTCGAGGGCTGCGACGGCCAGCGCGTCGGGGGTGGCGACGTCCTGCTCGACTGGAGTCGTGCCGGTCTCGGTGCCCGTCTCGGCGGTCTTAGCGCGTGCCGCGGCCATTAGAGCGCGATCCCGTTGATCACGAGGGCAGAACCCGGCTCGTCGATAATGGGCATGCCCCACTTGTCGGCGATGACGTACTTCTTCCCGAGCAGCGGGTCAGGGATTACCTGCACGCTGTACGGCGATTCGACGATGTTCGCGCCGGTAACGCCGGTCTGAAGAAGGATTGCCTGATCGTCGCTGACGAACTCGTTGACGATCCAGTTCAGGTTCAGCAGGCCGGACAGCGTCGGGTTGTAAAGCGGGTTCAGCGCCTTGTTTTCCTTCGGCGACCAGTTCTGCAGGTCGTCGAGCAGCAGAAGATCGGTCTCGGTCTTCGGGCTGATCAGGACCGTGTCGGGGCTGTAGCCCAGGCGCAGCCCGGCGATCGTGGCCTTGCCGCGCAGCAGGTCGGTCTTCCAGACCTTCGAGGCCGACCAGGCGCCGGTCGAGTTCACGGTCGGCACCTTCGCGTCGAACGCGGCCAGGCAGCGGGCGGCATCCTGCCGCAGCAGGGCGTTCCGAAGCTTCAGGTTGCCCTTCGCGATCACGTTCAGGCTGTTGCGCCGTTCCGCTTCGGTGGTCACTTCGTAGCCTGCGCCGAACTTGGTCGACAGTGCGACCTTGTCGCCGGTCTCGGCGACGTCGACCATCGGGTAAGCCGCGCCGGGGGCGATCTCGGTGAAGTCGCCGCGCGACGGGTACTTGTCTTCGATCGCGGACTCGGAGTAGATGACCGTGCCGCTGTCGGTCGTGCCGGGACGGAACAGCAGATCAGATAGGAACTTCGTGTCGTCGGTCACGATGCGCTTCGCGAGCACAGTCGGGGCCTTCAGCAGTCGGTCGACGGTCAGGCGGGTGCCGGTCGTAGTCGGGGCGCCTGCGGGGTAAGCGAGAGTCATGAGATTTTCCTATTCTCAGAGAGCCAGACGCACGGCGGCGTCAGAGTTGATAGCGGCGTCCTGATGGACCTGACCGAGCCGTCGGCCGGTGCCGCCCGCAAGGGTGCCCAGGGGGACGGCCTTGCCGGTTGCGTCGGATTCGATCTGCACCGGGGCGACCAGTGCGACGCCTGCCGTCACGGTCCAGGTGCTGATCTGCTGCACGGTCAGGACTTCGCCGTCGGCTACGGTGTAGGCCGCGACGCCGTAGGCCTGTTCGCCGGCACCGCAGAGCGAGACCTTCGGCTGCTGGAAGGTGCCGCCCGCGACAAGCTTGACGAACCGCTTGCCGGTGATGGGACCGACGGCCTTGCAGGTAATGGCGTCAGGGGCACTGAAGACCTTGAAGGACTGGTCGGGGTTTCCGAACATCGTCATGTGGGTAATACCTTTCGATTAGACCGGCGAACCGGGATTAGATACCGGCCGCTTCGGCTTCGGCGAGCAGTGCAGCTTCGGCGTCGGCGGCGGCCTGCGGTGCGTGGTCGGCGCCGAGTTCGATCGAGACGTTGAAGCGGGGGGCCAGGGAGGACAGCAGGGCCATGCCTGCGGCTTCGTTGGCATCGAGCGACGCGGCGAAGGCGACGCGCTCGGCGGGGGAGATCCGGCCGGTCGTGATCGCATTGTCGAGCGCGGTCTTCTTGCGATCGGCCGCGGCGGACTCGGTCAGGGTTGCAAGCTGCTCGTTCATCTGCGCGAACTGGACAGCGGACACGACGACAGTCGCGGGGGCTGCGCCAGCGGCCAGGGCTGCGGCGTCGGTTGCGGCCGGCGCTACGGGGGCGGCGGGCGTGACCTGGGCGACGGCGGCGGGGGCTGCTGCAGCTGCGGGTGCAGCGGCGGCAGGGGCGCCAGCGGCGGGCGGTGCGGCGCCTTCTGCCGGGGCGGCGGCGAGAGTAGCGGCTTCGAGGGCTGCTTCTACTTCGGCTTCGGTGGCAGTCTCGGGCAGACCGAGCTTCTTCTTCAGTGCGTCCGTGAGTGCCATTTCGGCAGTCCTTTCGTCGGGTTTATTACTTCCATTGCCAGCGTCACTGTTCGCGCCGGGGGCGTGTGGGACGGGGGCCGTGTCCGTATCGCCATCGACGGCGAAGTGCACGATCTGCTCGCGTTTCGCGTCGTCGTCCATGCCCGGCGACTCGGATGCGTAGAACTCTAAAATGTCAGCCAGACCCTTCACGGCCGGGGCCTTCGCGCCGAGCAGAGCCAGGCCGGTCAGGGCGGCGGCGTACTTCTTCCCCGACGGGGTCGTGACACCGAGCGACATTTCGACCGAACGCCGCCGGTAAGCCTTCGGGATGATCGCGGCGAGCTTCGACGGAATATCAGTCAGGTCGCCGATCAGCGTCTGCTTGTCGGCCGACAGCTTCAGGTTCTCGATCCAGCCGGCGGCGGGGTGCCCGGTGCCGAGGTTCAGGTCGCCGTCGTGGCCGATCTTGATCACGCCACGGTCGATCTCGGGGTCGTTGTAGGCGGCGACGGCGTCGGCCAGGTGCGCGGGCGTGATCGTCGACTGTCCGGTCATGCCGCCCCAGGTGCCCGTCTTCACCAGCTGCACGTCTTTGATGGTGGTTCTAGCGATAGTCATGCCGACAGGGTCGCGCGCGCCGTGCGGGCCGTGTGGGAAGGCTTAGGCGAGAGCGGCGAGCTTGCGCCTAGTAGACACTAACCAGCGTGCCGCGGCAGCGCGCGCCGCCCCGGCAGGCGCCATAGCCGCCCGTTTCGTACTCGACCAGGGCTTCGGCCATAGTCGCGTACTCCTTCCCGTCGACGGCGGCGCAGCGGTCACAGGTTGCCCCGTCGAGCAGTTCGCTCGCGTAGATCTCGACCGGGTTCAGCGGCGCGATCGTCTCGTAGCGGCCGGCGCCGTGCGCCGTGTTGATCGTCTGCTTCGCCAGGTCTTCGGCGCCGTCGAGCGGGATCGCCTTCAGGGCCGTCTCGACGTCCTTCTTCGTGACGGGCGCGGCCAGCGCGGCGGGCGTGAGCAGATCCGTTTGCAGCTTCGAGGTCAGCCGGGTCCAGGGGTGCAGCGCGACCATGCGGGCGAGGTCTTTGAAGCGGCCCGGCTCTGGTTCGAGCGCGTCGGGCAGGTCGGGCACGCGCTGCCGTGTCGCTTCGCCGATCGCGATTAGCGACGCCCCGGCGTAGACCTGCTCTAGAATGGTTGCTATGGCTTCTGCAGAGCGTTCGATCTCGGTGACGACGGCCTTCGGCTGCGCCCGGTTCAGCTGCTCGAACGCTTCGACGACCTGACCGGCGTCCGCGGTGTCCCGACCGCCAAAAATTGCACCGATAACGGCCATTATGTAAACCTGCGCGTTACTGGCGAGTAACTTCGCCGCTTTTTCGGCCGCAGATTGTTCTAGCTGTTCGATCTCTCCGAAGCGCATTTTAGCCCGGCGCTCGGCTTCGGTCAGCGGCCTAATCGCGCCAGGCACCGACTCGCCCGCGTCGGCCTGCGCCAATATCAGCTCGCGCTCGGCGGCGGCAAGCATCACTTCAGCGGTCAGATCCGCCGCCAGCGTGTCGCACCTAGCGCACATGAGACCCGGCGATCGTGGTGCCGTCGCCGCTGATCGGGAAGTCGACGCCGCGCTCGTGCCAGGACAGCACGAAGGCGAGGGCGCCGGACGCGGGCAGCGCTTCTAGACTAAGGTCCTCGTCAGGCTGCATGGCTGCCCCTTCTGTATTCGGCCAGCTGCAGCATGACCGCTTCGAGCCGGTCGAGTGTCGGATGACCACCTTCGGCCAGCTGCGCCGGCGCGGCCGGGGCAGCTGGGGCCGCAGTGGGCGCCGACGGCGAGCCAGGGACGGGCGGCGGGGCATTGTCGAGATCCGTGCCGGCAGCCGGGGGCTGCAGCGTGACCGGCAGCAAGCCCAGGTGCTTCACTTCGTCCAGGCCTGCGGCCTTGACCGACTCGACCGGATCGAAGCCCGACCTGATCATCGTGCCCGCGAAGTTCGCCCGCTTCAGGGCATCATCAGCAGGGTCGGCGGAGGTCGCAGCTGCGGCTTCGGCCCGGCTGGTCTCGGCGTCAGCTGCGGGCAGGCCGTTCGCCGCGCGCATGAAGTCTTCGAGCTTCTGGTCGGGCACGATGATCTTCGCGTCGACCAGTTCCTTGATTGCCGACGTCGTGATCGCCCGGTTCGCCGACAGGTCGCCGGCCGTCAGGGTTGGGTAGGGTTCTTCGGGGCCGAAGTTGAGTTCGACCAGGTCGCGGATAACGTGCTCAGTCGCGACCCTGCCGAAGTAGTTCGCGATCGACTGGACTGCCTGCGTGAAAATGTCGACGAACGTGTCGCCCAGGGACCGCGCGCCCGAGTCGTGCCCGAGCGTCTTGAACATCGCGAGGGCAGATTCGGCGATCTTCTCGTCGTGGTGCTTCATGTGGTCGAGCGCGTCTTTTGCGCCGCTATTGCTGCCGCCGCCGAGCAGTTCGAGCTTTCCGGCGCCGTCGGGGATTGTCGCGCCAGCGGTCGCGCCGGCCCTGAAGCCCTGCACGATAGCGTCAGCGTCGGCCTTCGCCAGCCCTTCGGCCTTGTAGTAGAGCACTGGGACTTGCATGCCGTTGCGCTCGATGATCTGCGCGGACAGCCGCAGGATCTTGTCGCCGATCATCCAGTTTTTGTAGATCATGCGCAGGACCGAGCGGCCCGACCAGTCGGCGCCTTCGCGCTTGTGGCAGTAGTAGACCAGGCGTTCGACGGGGATGAAGATATCTTCTTTCGCCTTCGGGTCAAGCGGGGTCTGACCGATACCGAACAGGCCCCCGTCGCGGCCCACGAAGATATTCGAGACGGTGCGGGGCAGGCGCGGGGCCAGCTTACGCAAGTGCAGCAGCATCGACTCGCTGATGCCCTCCTGCTCGGCCGTCGGGGGGCCGGGTTCGTAGACCTGCTCGAAGGGCATGAAACCGAAGGGCAGCGCGAGCAGCGCGGTCTCTAGGTGGTCAAGCCAGACGATGCCGTGCTTGCGCTGGCGTTCGAGCGCTTCGTCGGGCACGTCGAGACCTAGCTCGGTCTGAACGAACTTCATGATCTCGGGGCGCACATTCGCGCCCTGCAGCTGCCAGCGCGCGGCCAGGATCGGCAGGTTGATCGCGGACAGCAGCGAACCGATCTGCCCGTCGGTGCTGCGCATTTCGTCATAGACGGCGATGCTTGCCGGGAAATGCAGATCGGGATTCGGGTCAAGCGGCTCGATGACGAAAGCCGACGCGCCCTTCGTGTCGCCGCTGATCGCTATGCCGCCAGGGGTGCCGATCTCGGGATCTACTTTTACAACCATGCCCCCACCATCGACGACGGCGGGGGCATGTTGTGGGAAGGCTTAGGCGGCGATCAGCTGCCCAGGGTCTTGCCGCTCTATGCGGGCCGCGATCAGGGGCAGGTAGTCCTCTTCCCGCTCGATGCCGATATGCGCGAAGCCTTCGATCAGGCAGGCTTCGAGAGTCGCGCCGCTGCCCTCGAACGGGTCGAGCACGACGCCGCCGACGGGCGTGACCAGCCTGATCAGGTGTTGCATCAGGGCCAGGGGCTTCACGGTCGGGTGCGCGACGCCGTCCACGACCGGGCGTTCCTTCTTCGGTGCCTTCGCGACGTAGAAGAACCGGGAGGCGCCGCCGGAGTCGCCATAGTTGGACCCGCTGCGGTCTTCGCCTCGCCGGTCGCGCATTGCGTATGTGCCGATCCCCTTAGACGCTCCCCCCGAACCGTGGTGCGCCTCGATCCGTCCCGACTTGAGAATCCCGCTCTGCTCGTCCAGCAGCGCCGCGGTGTGCTCGTCCAGCATCACGTTGGCAGGCCAGCGGCCGCCAGTGGGGCGCTGGCGCCCGTCTTCAGCGTCGGCCCAGCCGCCCATATATCCAGCGTCTGCGTCTACCCGCTTGCCAGTAGCGCCGCCGCTTACTCGGTCGTCGCCGGTCCCGATCCTGCTGGCGTCGATGTTGAGCGCCCCGGTGCCGTGCGCCTGCACGTTCGCCGCTACGGTGCCAGCGAGGGGCTTGCGGCCCATCACGATAGGCTCAAACGCGGGCTTCAGCGCCGTGCCCCAACCCTCCCACGCCTTCGCCGCGTCGGTAGCCGGGGCGGTCACGCCGGGGCGTTCGGCGTTCGATAGCGGGCCAGGGTTCCAGCCGTTTTCAGCAGACATGCCAGACGCCCCCCTGTTCGCATACGGCGACGGACCGACGACCTCGCGTTCGGCGCCTGCGGCTTTGTCGATCGCCTTACTAACGTCGAGGGACTTTGGGAAGCCGCTGCCGTAGAGCCATGCGATGCTGTCGCGGATCTCGAAGCCGGCGTCTTCGACGGCGACGGCGAGCCGGTGCCACGTCCGCGAGCCACCGAAAGCGAGTAGGTGCCCGCCCGGCTTCAGGACGCGCAGGCATTCCGCGGCCCATTCTTCGCCGGGCGGCAGAGCGTCCCAGGCCTTGCCCATGAAGCCGAGACCGTAGGGCGGGTCGGTCACGATCGAGTCGATCGAGTTGTCGGGCAGTTCCCGCATGGTCTCGATGCTGTCGCCGTGCCAGACCGTGACGGTCGGGGTCAAGATGTGAATACTTGGACGCTTCCAAGCTTCTAGCGGTTGTGACATTCGCAGATCCTTCATTTGATTGAACAGTTAGAACAATGTATCACGATCACAGCCGGGCCTTCGAGAGATCGCCGGTCATGGTCTCGGTCGCGCGCCGGGCCGCAGCGGCGGCGTGCGCGTCGAACTTGCCGGGGCCTTGCTTGCCGATCAGTTCCTGCAGCAGGTAGCGCAGCGCGTCGGGGGCATGGTCTTCGGCGGTCGTGTCGACGTCGTCGGGGTTGCGCTTGTCCCGCGGCAAGGCCGGCAGGGTGCGGATCAGGTTTGTGCAGGTCGAGTGCACCAGCAGGCGGGGCAGGCCGTCGTCGCGCACGCGCAGCTGCTCGTCGACCAGCGCCCAGCCGCCGACCCGCTCGTTGCGGGCCTTGCCGACCGAGTTGCCGAAGATCTGATAGTAGGCGTCAGCGATCGAGCCGGGCGGCGGGGCGTCGCCGGTAGCGACGGCCAGCGGATTGTTTACCGGCCGCGCCCACATCGACGGGTCGAGCACCATCGAGATAGGCCGGTCAGGCATGCGTTCGCCCGGCTGCTCGCTGTCGCGGATAAGCTCGGCCTGCTGCCGCGGCGTCAGGCCCGGCTTGTACAGTTCCCGGTAGACGACGACCAGGTTGTCGGTCAGCTTCGCCCCCCACAGGGCAGCGAACGGGGCGCTGCTGCCGTAGTCGATGCCGATCGCCCGCGGGTAGCCGAAGTGCGGGATCGGCAGCTGTGACGGCTCGATGACGTGCACCTGATTCGACCAGGACGTGAAGCGCACGCCGTCGAGCACATTCCAGTCACCATCGCGCAGCGCCCGGCGCAGGTTGTCCGGCAGGGCGTCGAGCTTGTCGATGTAGCCGCCGTCGACGCTCGGGTTGTCGGTGACCTTCGCCGGCACATAGCAGCGGGTCGGGGGGTTCGGCACGCCGCGGGTCGGCTTCGACTTGAAGATCACGCCGCCCAGGGGTGCGGGGTCGACGAATCTTTTCTTGACCCAGTGGTGCCCGACGCCGCCGGGGTTCGCGGTCAGGATGATGCGGGGCCGCAGCCCGAGCCGTTCCATTTCTTCTTTCACCTTGCCAGCTGCGCGCAGGCGTGACTTCAGGTAGTCGAACTGCGCCTTCGTGAAGTGCGTCGCTTCTTCGAAGCAGATCAGCTGCAGCTCGGCGCCCTGATACTTATCGAGGTCTTTCGCGGTCTGCAGGTGCCCGAGTTCAAGGGTGCTGCCGTTGTGGAAATACCACTTATGTTCTGACCGGTTGTAGCGGCCCAGGGCCTGCGGGATCTCCATCAGCAGCGGCCCGACGACCGAGCGGTTCAGGTCGGGGAAGGTGCGCCTGAAGATGATCGCGGACAGGCCGGGCACGCGCAGGCAGGCAAGCACCAGTTCGGCGCGCGCCCACCGGGATTTACCGCCGCCGGCCGCGCCGCCGTAGAGCAGTTCGTCGACGTGCACGCCGTGCGCGAAGACCTGCGGGCCGTCGTGCGGGGTGTAGTCGTAGACGACGCGGCTGATCGTCGTCTGATCGCTCATTCGTCGTTGTCGGGGTTGTCCGGTTCGTCGATGACCATTTCGGCGGGGTTCATCCCGGTCACGTCGAGCCGGGGGTCGAAGACGACCTGCACGTTGCCGCCGCCTGACTGGTGGATCTCGGTCGGGGCGTCCAAGCCGAGCAGTTTCGCGCGGCGGTTCATGACCAGGATGCCGGCCTTCACGACCGGAACGTTGCCCTTGAACAGGCCTTTCGTCGATAGGCCTAGCAGGATCATGTCGAGCCGTTGGATTTCCATCTGGCGGACTTCGTCGGCGGGTTCTTTGATGGTTTGTTCGTAGGCGGCGACGACCGCGCGCCGGCAGTTGTGCCGGTCGCCGTTGTACATGGTGCCGCCCGGCCCGCCGGGGTAGGGCGTGTCGGCGATCTGTTGGTAGGTGGCGCCTTGTGCGCGTAGTTCGAGGGCCTTGACGGTGCGGGCTTGTTCGTCGATCGTCTTCGGCGTGACTTTCGGGGGCATGGGGGCTGTTCCCCTTTCGGTGTCGGTGGTCTGCCGTAAGGGTGCCCCGGTTCGGCGCGGCTAGGTGGGATGGCTTGACCGGGCGACGCCCCAGGGTGCATGATGTTCTAAGCGTTAGAACAAACTACCCGAAAGAAGGCCACAATGCCCGAAGCACTGAAGCTGAACGTCAACGATGAAATCATCGACTTCGAGATCGTCTACATCGGCGCCGGCAAGTGGGGCGTGAACATGAACGGCCAGGCCGCGGGCCGCGTCGTGCAGGGCGTCACGCTTGGATGGGTCGCTCGGGTCGCGCTGACCGCCGACGGCGAGGCGGGCGACGATCTGGTCGTGCCGATTCACGGCTACCCTGACCACGCCGACGCGATGAAAGCGGCCTATGCGGTGGCTCGTGGCTACTACGACCGGCACATGCAGCCCGTCGCGGCCTAGCCGGGCGAAGGGGGCGGGCGTGTGGCGCAGGCCATACGCCTGCTTAGTAGTTTGTTTGATCGGCCCGAGCATGGCAAGCTTGTTTATTACGATTCGAGGGCGACGCGACGTATCACTTATGGTCTGGGGCGTGCAAGTCGTGTTACCTTC